TGGGTTGTCCAGACGCTGGAGTAGTCGCTTTTCTGAGTTGAGAAAGTTCTTTCTCATACTCTGCAACCTTTTTCGACAAATCGGAGGCGGACTCCGCTTGGAGCTTAACCTTGGCAATTCCAACCGCATCCTTGATCCCCGCTGGGTAATTACGCAGGATAGCGTGGGTTTGCAACATTTCCGATACGGCTTTGTAGAGAGTGCTATTTGAGTCTTTAAGTTCTGGATTTGCTTCTACTTCCTCAAGCAAATTCTTGTCCCAAGCAGACTTCATTTCAGTCTGCACCTTCTGCTCAAACGCCTTCTTATCCTCTACTTCAATCTCGCTGGCTTTGTTTTCAGCGAGTTTCGCAAGATCGTCACGGCCTTCATCACGGTAGCTTTTTGCCGCTTCCCTGTAATCTTCCGAGCTAAACTTGCGACTTCCTGTCTTCGTCTCGCCTTGAGGAGTTTCTGAAGTCTTCCTTGCCTTATCTGCCTCGATCTGCTCACGCTCTGCTTTGATTCTGGCTTTCTCTGCTCGGACATCTTCCCACTCCTTCTCAAGTCGCGACTTAGCCTTCTCGTAACGGGTAGGCTTCTTTTCGGAAGCCGACTCCGACTTGTCTTCTGAAGATTGCGTTGTTAAAGAACTTTTGGCTTCCTCGGATTTCTCCTCGGTAGACGAAACATCATCCGATGTTTCTAGTTTTGTTTTTTCGGCTTTTTCAGCAGGCGCGGGTGTCTGCTCGTTATCTCCGCTTGAATTTACCTCTGTTTCTGCTTTAACTTCTGGCTCATCCTTCGGGACTGTTTCCAATCCCGCATCGGCTGCTGCCGCAAGTTTCAACATATCCAGTTCAGTAACTTCCATTGAATCTGCCATTTTGACCCTTTCTTTACACTTTTCGGTAGGGAGTCATTCTACCTAAAGGTTAGTCGGCTACTGGTTCATCCGATCCATCCCCATAGCCTGGAATGGCGGAGTTAAGTTTTTGGGATGCGAGCGATTCTAAAGTCGCTACACATCCTCTAAACCCTTTAGCACGTCCACAAGCGTCTGCAAGTTCCTCTGGTTTCTTCATCACGGCAGAGGCGTTTTGACGCAGGGTTAGGTTAAGTAAAATCAAACTTAGCTTGCGACCCGTTGGAGTGGCAAGAAATCCAGTCCAAGTTTTTTCATCTTCGTCTTCCCACTTGGGTTCATTGACCCACTCATAGTTCCTAACGAAGAACTTTAATGATCTTAATAGTCTAATCATAAATAATTTACAGAGAAAATATCTTTCCGCTTTCTCTGTTGTGTTTAGATAGATTCCACATATACGGAACCCATTGCAAGTTCTTTTGATGATGAGATCCGCCCAATGATAGTGGAACAATGTGATCTACATGAAACTTTATGCCAACACATTTTCCAACTCTTTTTGCCGCATCATAAAAAACTTTAATTACGTTGGTATCTCCACACAATACTTTTGAATTTCTCTTCATTGCTTGGTATTTTCTTACACGCGCAAGCTTGCGGGATAGATTGTTTTTTGTCCATTCCATTACATTTTTTCTATTCTGTATTGGATCAACATTCTTTCTTTGCCAAGCTAATTTTTGTTGATGACGTTTTGTGAAATTTTCTGGTGTTAGCCATATTTCATTATTGTATCTGTATGACCAAAACATCATCCCATCTTGTCTTGTGTGGCCTCTTTTATACCTCATAGCTTTATTGCCCAGGAATCGCCTTGGAATAGCGTGTAGTCCTTTTGTCCTATTTCCTCAAGTAAAGCCATCTTGACTGACTGCCAACTCCAATCGTGACCAGCCATAACCCCGCCTTCTTTAAGCTTCTTGCGCCAGCCTTTTAGGTCTGCCAACACGCCTTCGTAGCGATGATCTCCGTCAATATAAACTAGGTCTAGCTCGCCATCCTTGAAAAATTGGAGTGCATCCAAGCTTTTGCCCCTGCTATACAGAACATTCCCAAGTGGACTTGTGCGGTCTTGGAAAGCTTCAAATACAAATTTCATCGGGCATTGTTGACTCGCCCTATCGTTAATATCGTAGCCGTTCAGCCAAGGATCAACCGCCAACACCTCTTTGAAATATTTAGCAATAACCACCGTACCTTCCCCACTGTAAGAACCAATCTCAACCGCCTTGCCAGTCGCACCTTGTTCGTTCGCCCATTCACAAAGTTTTGCCAATCCTTCCTGCTGGAAGGCATCCCGCATTACTGGTACTTTCAACCAGTCATCGGTGCTGGTGCTTGGCCTTGCATTGCTTGCGGAGGCAATTGTTGCCCCTGCTGTTGCATTTGAGCCTTACCTGCATCACGAAGCTGTTTCTGGATAGCGCGGGATGTGTTGGGGTCAACCTGTTCCAAGGCTGCCAAGTGCTGTTGTAAGTGCGCCATTAGAACTTGCATTGCGCTCTGATCGACCTGCTGTTGTCGCTGTTGAGCCGCTTGGTTAAACGCGAAGAGAACGGATATATGCGCTTTGTGATCATCGCTAGGCTTGATTGCGACTGGGAATCCAGTTGCAAGCATAGTCGCGATTTCAGTCGCTTGATCTTCAGCTTGATCGCCAGAGGCTGCGTTCGGATCTTGGAAGAGTCTACGGACCAGCGAGGGATCGTCTTGTTCAAGCACTGACTTTACCAGTTCGCCTTGGTTGACAAAAGGATTATTTTGGAACATCTGCATCCGCGCAACCGACTTCTGCAGCGCAAACTGGCGATTGATGAAGTCAAGTCCACCCTTTGGCTCAATCGAATACTCATCGTGAATACCATCTGGAGGCATTGAGCCTGTCTCTTCCGCATAGCGGTACATCAAGTCTTTCTTGTTGTACTGTGTGTAAAGCGACCAGCACTGTTTGAAGAGATGGGCTAGACCCATTCGGAACATACGATTGCGAAGATCACCAGAAGCTGCTGCCTGCGACTGCAACGCTTGAATCTCGGTGGCAGTCTTGCGATCAGACAACTGGAACTGCGAGCCAGAACCAAAGTCAGGATTGCCCATCCGTTGCTCGGAAAGCAGACGCTCTTCGAGCATCAGTTTCTGGAAGTCAAATGGAGGTTGGCTAAACTGAACTGGCTTCAAGCCTTGAGGCAGAATCTGCCCAGGCTGCATCTTCAAGTTCGATGTGTTTAGCGAGATTGGATTCTGTGCTTCGAAAACTGGGCGGTTGGCAAGCTCCACATAGTCAGAGAGACTATTTTTTAATTTATTGAGGAGGTTCTCATTCGGGAGGAGGATCTCGGCCACACCTCGTGGACTGTACCAACCGCCACCAGTAACTTCATAGGGGAAATCTACGAAAGGTGGTTCGCCGTGACGATACGGCAAAATGAAAGGCTTGCGAACATCTTCAGTTACGACAAGCGGACTATACGTTTCGACCTTCCATCCTTCTTCAGAAGGTGTGTACATTTCCCAAAGAATGATACGATCATTCTCAGCTTCTTGAGTAATTCCTTCGCGTCGATAAATCTCGTCTTGAATCTCACTTCGTAAGCCCACCGATTTGGAGGGTTTACCCGAAATGGTTTTAATGAACTCGTCGTCCTGCTTGTAAAGCGGATTTGCCTTATAGGAATCGACTGAAGTTGAGACGATGTGTACGATGAAATCTGCATCCTTAAACTCCTTTGTGTACGCTGGAACAATAATGTGGAAAGGATCAATGGCTTCAAAGTCAATGCGCTTCTTGTCCTCGTTCCAGATGATCTTGGCAACACCACGTCCGTATAGGAGAATGTTGTCAATTACGGAAACAATCTCTTTCTGGAAGTTTGTCTTCTCCCGCATATTGTAATCAAACCAACGCTCGGCTGATACTGTCAGCGGGGTCAACTGCTGGCGCATCGGTACAAAGCTGGAGAGAATGTCGTTGCCAATCGCGCTGTTGACGAAGCTGGGTTTCAGCTTCTCAATCGCCGTGTCGATTAGCTGAACGTGCAGGTCGGCGGCTGTAGGCCAAGGCTTGACCTTGCGGCGTACACCAAAGTAGCGGGCCTGATAGAACAACCGCTGGCGGTTCTCCCAAGTCTCGCGCTGGTTAAGCGAATCAATAATCCGAGAATAATATTCTGTTCTGCGTGTATCTTTGGCGTTCATTTGTTGCGCTCCACTTTAAGTTCATAAGAAAGATCGTTGACTGCGTTTAAGGCTTTCCTCGCCCACTCGCGAGTGCCAGGTGTACCACGACGAATTTCAGTATAGGTAGGATCTTTCATTAGCTCTTCAACTATCCCCGTTGTGTGTGTCACTGGTGTCGTTGTTGCGCAACCACCAAGACCCACCACGCAGATCACGCTCAATAGCATCGCGGTTATGCTTCCACTCACCTTCGATGTTTTGTACTCGCTTCTCTTTCCAACCTGGAATGAGGCGAAATATGGCTGCGATGATCTCAAGGATTGCACGCAGCACAAAAGATTATTTAATATTAAGTCCGACTGTCTTTAGGAAGTTTACGATCTTTTCCAAGAACGTGTCATCCGCTGGTGTCGGTGTGAGTTTAACAATAATACGAGCAGCGAGAACGATGCCACCAACAGCGGCTACGATCTCTTGCCAATTTGAAGTAACCCAATTCCAGATATTCATAGTGTTTATCCTCCTGCGTCAAATCCAGACATGACAGGGTCGTGTGCCACCATCATTTCCTGAAGTGACTTCCAAGTTGGACGTTCTATTTGGAAAGTCAAGTCCAAGCCGACATTAGCACCACTTACGCACAATGCCAACGCATCAGCCCTATCGGGTGAGGCTATGCCTCTGGCACGCATTGAGTCCTTAGACTCCACGCCAAGCTTGCCCTTGCTGTTAGTTATGGTGCGCCTACAGGTCAGTTGGGCGGTCAAGTCCTCGTCGTCTTCGGGTAGGATGATTTCGGCATCCTCAATCTTCTTGGCCATGTTGTACCACATCTCGGCTGACCTGTTGGTATAGGCATTGTTGTCGTACGCAGTAGCCCCAAAGTTAACCCTATTGACAGCCCAGCCAGACTCAGCCAGGGCATCGCACATAACCATACCCATACCACTCGCGTCAGCGTAGATGTTGCTTGCTTCCAGCCCAGCTTTCTTAAACTCAACGATAAACCTGCCTACGGCTGCCATCGTGTCCTTTTCACGCCATGCGATCATGGGCAGGATCTTGTTGCCGTCACTTATGCAGATCACGTTTTGATCGCCGCCTG